GCCGCCGCCTTAATGACGTACTCGCCATTGGAGATCAGCGCGGGAATGCTGTCCGAGATGCCTGTGCCGGGGCCGGAGATCGGGCCGCCGAAGGGAACGTACTGGACGACGCCACCGTCAGCGCGGTGGATGAGGCCGCCGTCCTTGTGCGGGCCCTGGCTGTAGTACTGCGACGGGTTGACGCCCGTGGCCACGCCGTTGATCGTCACGGTCACGGTCTTGCCGTGCACCGAGTTGATGTAGCCCTGGATAGTCTGCGCCGCCGAGATCGGGCCGCCAGTCGGCAGCGTGATCGTGACGGTCTTCCCGTGTGTCGCGGAGATCTTGAATCCGAGGTTTTTCAGCGCGTCCAGAGCAGCGCCCGTGAGGGTGCTCATCGTGACGGTCTTGCCCTTGGTGGACGCGACCTTGCGCTGCACGGCCTCCAGGTCCGACAAGGCTTGGCCGGTCAGCGCCGTGACGGCCACGCTCTTCCCAGGGATCTTCTTGGCGATCAGAGCGTCGAGAGCAGCCGCGGCCTTCCCTGTCGGGGCAGTGATCTCCATCTGACGGCCACCCGGCAACGTGCGCACCTTGAAGCCCACGGACTCGATGTCCTTGACCGCCTCCGCGGTAAGGGCGGACACCTTGATGGTGGAGCCCGTCGGCATGTGCCCGGCCAGCCCCTGCACGTACAGCAGCTGCTTCTCGGTGTCGCTGAGCCCGGGAGTGGACATGGTGATGGCCAGCGACGACGGGATGAATCCCATCTGGTTGGCGAGCTCTTTCGCCTGGTCAGCGGTCAGGCCGAAGTGCTTCCCGGCCTCGACTGCCGCCTGCCATGCCGTCTGCATGCGGGCTTCGGCCTTCTGCAGCGACGGGACGACGCCCTCGTTGTTGGCGCGCGCGTAGTCGTAAGTGGACTGCGCCGCTGACGCGGTCTGCTCGTTCAACGCCTGCAATTTGGTCCACAGCGTCTGGCCGTTCTGCGACGTCGTGTTGAGTGACCCGTCGACCTGCAGGAGTGCCTGACCGTAGCCCTGAGAGTGGTCGACCCCCTGCTTCCAGGAGCTGTTGAGGTCGAGCATCGCCGAGTTCATGTTGGCAACTGCTGCCTCGACGTCCAGCTCGCCACCCGACAGCAGGTCGAGCGCGGTGTGCAGGGCGGTCGCCTTGGTGTCCGCGTCGGCCGCGGAGTCGCCGAGGGTTTTGATCGCGGTCTGGAGGCGCCCGGTCGGGTTGGTCGCGTCCAGGGCGGCAGCGCCGGAGCCCTTCACCGCGTCGGCCATGTCCTGCTGTTTCTTGCGGGCCGAGTCGAACTCTCCGGAGAGCGATCCGAGCGCGTCCGCCGCGTCCTTGTAGATGTGCCCCTGCGGCGTGTAGACCGCCATGGTCGTCTTGCCGTTGGTGATCCACTGGCGATTCGCGTCGGCCGCCGCCTGCAGCCTCGTCCGCAGGGCGTCGATGCTGGTCCCCTGGCCGAGGTAGGCGTCGGTGAGCTGCTTCGTGGAGACGCCGGCCTGCGACATGACGTCGATCAGCTGCGTCTTGCCGTCCTTCAGCTTCGCGTCGGACAGGGTCTGTACGGCCGCCGCACGGACATTGCCGTCCATGACACCAGCGGACTGCTGCAGAGCCTGGGTGAGACTGGAGATCCGCTGCTGGTGAGCAGCCGCCGCAGCCGCCGCCTCTTCCTGCCGCTTCGCGAGCATGTCCAGGCCGATCATGGCGGCGCCGATCGCGACGCCCCACGGGCCGCCGAGGAACGACCAAAGGCCGCGGGCGGCGCCCATCAGGCCCCGGCCTGCGCCCACGCCGATGGCCGCCGCGGCGCCACCGGCCGCGGCACGAAACCCGGACAGACGTCCGCCCGCTTCCTGGATCGACCCGGAGACGCTGCGGAAGCTGCCCGCCATCGCGGCAAACGTCGGCGAGCGCCGGGACAGCTCCTCGACGACACCGCCGAAACGACCGAGGGTGACGCCGGCCTGCGCCGCGAGAACGCGCTGATAGAGGGAGGCGTCCCCGATGCCTCGGAACGCGGTGACACCCGCGCGGCCGAAGCCGACGACGGAGTCCTGCATGCCCTGGATCTGCGACCGGAACGGCCGCATCGCGAGCATGCCGATCACGGACAGCTGGATCGGGCCCGGAAGCGCCGCGAAAGCGTGCGCCAGTCCGCCGACGAGTTCGCCGATCGGCCGCAGTACGGCGGACATGTCGCCGAGCGCGCTGACGCCGACCTGGACGCGGCCCGCGAGCACACCGACAGCGCCCGCCCCGGACGACACCGAGGAGAACATGTCGTGCAGGCCGGACAGGAGTGGAGCCGCCCCAGCGGCGGCATTGCTGAACGCCTTGTCGAGGGACTGGACGCCCGTGACAGCGATCGGGATCGACGCCACGGCCAGCCCGGTGATCGCGGACTTCAGCGGTGTGGCGAACGACTCGACCTGCCGCGCGATGCCGCTGGACGCACCCTTCAGCTTCGCCTCGACCGTGGGCCCGTAGATGTCCCACAGGTCACCGGCGATCCGAATGCCCGACTTGATGTACGGGATGGCGTCGGAGACGCCCTGCGTCATCGCCCGCGTGACCTTCTCGAGGCCAGGCGCGACACCCAGGTACACCTGCAAGAAAGCAGACTGGATCTGCTTGCCGAGGCCACGCATCGCGCCGCCAAGGCCCTTCGACTCGGCAGCCGCGAGCGCCGCGGCTCCGCCGACGCGACCGACCTGCTGCCCGAACTGCTCGAACGCCGGGCCGCCCTGGTGCGCGAGCGCGATCATCCCCGCCATGGCAGGCTTGCCAAAGGCCATCGCCGTCGCGGCCATGAACTGCTGCGTCGACAGGTGCTCGGAGGCGGTGCCGAGCTGGGTGATGACGTACTGCATGCCCTTGAAGCGGCCCTGGCTGTCGTAAGCCTGGATGCCGAGAGTCTTCAGACCTTCCGTCGCCTGCTTCGTCGGCTTGCTCATGTTGACCAGGGCCGAGCGCAGGGCTGTGCCTGCGGTCTCGCCGATGATGCCCGACTTGCCGAGCAGGCCGACGGCGGTGGCCGTGTCCTTGAGGGAGATCCCGGCGCTGTGGGCAACGGGGCCCACGTACTTCATGGCGTAGTAGATGTCCATCAGCTCGCCCGACGCCGCATTCGACGTGTTGGCGAGGACATCCGCGACCTTCGTCGCCTCGGTGCTCTTGAGGGCGAACTGGTCCATGATGTCGCCCTCGATACGGGCGGCAGTGGAAACGTCCGTCCGTGCGGCGGCCGACAGTTGGATGGTGCCGCGGGCAGCCTTGATGGCGTCCTGCGCGGACAGACCCGCCTTCGCGAGGTCCACCATCGCGTCCGCAGCCTCAGCCGCGTTCGCGGAGGGGAGCTTCATGTCCGCGCCGAGGGCCTGCGCCTCACGTCCGGCAGCAGACATCTGGGCGCCGCTCGCCCTGGTGACTTCGAGGAACTTGTTCATCGAGTCGGTGTACTCATTGCCCGCGTGGACGATGTCGTGCAGGCCGTACAGGATCGCGCCGCCCGCGAGGAGCGCACCGAGGTGCTGGACGGGGCCGAGGACGGATTCGATGCCGGAGCGGACCGAGCCCATACCGGCGCGGGCCGCGGAGCCGAGCCGCCCGAACGCAGGGGTGGTCAGGGCGGTCTCGTCCCGGATGGCCCGTGCGCCACGACTCGCAGCCAGCGCTGCGGCCTCGCCCTCCCGGACTCCGGCAGCGCCACCCCGAGCGCCCGCGCCCATGGACATCATCCCGGCACGGGCCGCCGCAGCATCCTCGCCGAGCACCCGCACGCCGCGTCCGGCCAGCGCTGCCGCCTCACCCAGCGCGGTGGTGGACGCGGCACCGGAGCGCATCGCCGCAGCGAAGCCCGGCAGTTCAGCGAGGACGCGTACCCGGACGGTGCGGTCGGCCATGGCGTCCCCCTATTCAGCTATCGATCGGTCCGAAGGTCAGCCGGTGGCCATCCCGAAGGAGCGGAGGATGTCGGCGGCGGCCACGCTGGGCGGCCCGAGCTCGCCGGTCTGGAACTGGAGCTGGATCGCGGCGCCCCACAGTTGCCCGAGCTGACCGTCCGACAGGGCGTCCCAGAAGGCGGTGAACTCCTCCGAGTCAGCGGGCTTGGGCTCGATCAGCTGGGCTTCGACGAGCGCCGGGGCGAAGGTGTCCGGGTCGAACGCCGGCTCGTCCGCACCACCACGCTTGGCTGCGGCCTCGATCTGCTCCTTCGTCGGCGGATGGTCCGCCCTCAGCTGCTGGTAGGCGCGGTGGGTAATGGCCTCGAGAGTGAACCGCACCCGCGATTCCCCGGCCTGCGCCTCAACGTCCTGCAAGCGCTTGGCGACGTCCCGCGCGGTCTCCGTGCCGGACGCTTCGTCGTGCCGCTGCGCCCGGTCGAGGAGCTCCTCGAGGGCGCCGATCTCCGCGGCGGCCGTGGCGTCCATGACGAGCTCCACCGCCCGACGGGGCCGCTGGATCTTCGCTCGAACGTCCGCGAACGTGAGCGCTGGCTTCGCCGCTCGGCGCGCGGGCGGCTTCCTGCTTGAAGTGGTCATGGGGTCCCTGTCCTGATGCTCTGTGGTGCTAGGTGATGGCCTGGCTGACCGCGATTTCGAGGCCGGTCACGAGGTCTTCGGCGTTCGCGTCGAGCGCCGGGCCCAAGTGCGGGAGCGGCGCGTTCTTGCTGGTGCCGTACTCGACAATGTTTCCGAGCGGGCCCTGCGCGCGGCCCTTGTCCGGCCCGATCTCCCCCTCGATGCCCTCGGCGGTGACCTTCACGTCGTAGGTGATCGAGTACGGGTACGCGGGAAGGTACTTGTGGCCCTTGATGCGGTTGCGCGCGTCGTCCCGGACCTTCTGGGAGGTGACCTTCACCGCCTTGGCCGCGTTGACCGCGAGCCGCCGCGGGAAGGCTTCCAGGTCGTCGACCACGGCGTTGGTGCCGGTCACGGTTACCCCCATGTCAGCTCTCCCTCCGGAAAACCGAGATCTTCAGCCCATCGGTCTTGCCGCCGTCATCCTGGTGCGCCGCCACCCGCCGGGCAGCGGCGAGGCAGCCGTGGCATTTGGTGATCGCCGCGTCGTAGGCGAACTCCGCCTCAGGCTGCGTCGTCTCCGCGAGCGGATGCCCGCAGTCCCCGCAGATCCCCGACTCGGCCTCCATCAAGGCCATCGCCCACCAACGGTCCTCCGGCAGCCACAACGGCTCGCCAGGAGCGGGCTGCGGCCGTCCGAGTAGCAGGCTGCGCGGGATGCCCCAGGCGCGGGCCGCCTCGACTTCCCGCCGGTACGGGAGCCGGTTGTCCCGGAGGCGGGCTACGAGAAAGGGAGCGGGGAGGGCTCCTCGTTCACGGCGAGCGCCGTCGCGAAGAGGATCCGCGCGGTGCCGTCGTTGACGACGTCCAGCAGCCGATCCACCTGCGCGGGCGTCAGCGACGGCTCGGCACAGCAGGCTGCGAGGACGGCCGGCAGGAACGTCCCCGCATCGTAAGGCTCCTTGGATCCTTCCGGCGCCGGGTGCGCCGCGAGCAGGTTGCTGTAGGCGCGATGTCCGAGCGCACGGAACCGGAACTCCACCGCGTTCTCACGCACCCGCTGC